TCCAAACCGAGATCGACTGGTCGCCCACGCCTTGCGCTTGCAGGGTTGAGATAGGGCTGGCATCAGGAAACATGCGCTCGTAGTCCGCACGCTGCAGGTCTTCAGTGACGAAGCACCACTTAGCGTCTGCACCGCACGGGTCTTGGATCGTTGGATCCATGTAGACGGAGAACGAGTTGCGGATGCGCGCGATCTTGATGTCTTGATCGAACGTGTCGTCGTCGCAGTATTCGGTCAGGATTCGGATGTAGCCTTCGCCGTAGCTGACTTGGTTTTCGCAGGCGGTGTCGTAGGCGACGTCGGCATCCGAGATGTACTCGATGTGCCTGACCATGCCGTTGTAGATTTCGGCGACTTCTGGGTCGGCGTTGTCGTCAGCGGGTATAACTTTGCCGCTCGGACGGTTTTGTCTTTGGTCATTGGTGACCTGTCGTACGTGTTGCGGCAGCTTGTTGATTGTCAACGTTGGGCGTGCATTGATCGTCTGACCTTGCACCGCACCACGGGTTGACAGCACGTCAGCTGGCCACTGCCAGTGGTTGTCGGGCGAGCCGGCATAGAAACGCAGGTCGTCCAGTTCGTCTTCCCGGCTTTCAGACAGCGCCGAAATAGCCATTTGCAGGCGTTTTCGCATGGTCGACAGCACATCTTGCTTGTCTGTGCTGATGTCATCGGGCGGCGGATTACCGCCAATATCGGCGACTTTTGCTGCCTTATTTATGCCGGTATAGTCCATTTATTTTTTACCTTTAGCCGCAGTTTTACTTGCGGCTTTTCGCTGCACGCTGTAAGCTATGGCTACAGCTTGTTTAATTGGCTTTGTTTTGGCTTCGGCGGAGACATTTTTCCTAAACGCTTGTTTGGAGGTACTTTTAATGAGTGGCATGACTCGCTCCCGAGTGAAATACAACAAAAAATGCCCGCAATGCAGCCAAGAATTTACGGTGCCAGAATACCGCAAAGATACGGCCAAATATTGTAGCCGGAAGTGTACGGCACTTGCCACTAGAGTGCAAACTACATCCGATTGCCAAGAATGCGGCACAGAATTTACGCATATTGCTAGCCGTGCTAACAAAGCTAAGTATTGCACACCAAAATGTTTTCATAAAGCAATGAGCCGCAAGGGTACTGTTGAGTACACATGTTTGCATTGCGCTAAAAAATTCTTGGATTCGCCTTCGCATAAACGAAAATATTGCTCGATAGGTTGTGTCAATAAAGCCGCTAAGAGCGAATGGAACCCGGCGTTTACGACCGTCAGAAAAAATATGCTGAAACGAGGGTTGCTGACAGCTTGCAACCGATGCGGTTACGATGCGGAGCCAAAAATTTTGGGTGTACACCATAAAGATAGAAACCGAAAGAATAACGATTTGAGCAATCTTGAAGTTCTTTGCCCAAATTGCCACTCTTTGGAGCATATGAAGCATACTCCCCACGGTTTTACTGAGTAGCGCTATGTTACTTCCCCTTTTTAGCCGTTTTAGCCGATTGTTTGAAATCTTTGTTCGTTGGTGCGCTAGGCGAGCCGGGTTTGCGCATCTTTTCGCCGCTTCCGGCCTTAATGCGCTCTTGTTTTGCGTGAATGTTCGCGTACAGCCCAGGTTTTGTTGCCATCACGCCCCCATCCATCCTGTTGCAGCGACTGGGCGCTGCGTGTAGCCATCACTGCGCCGTGAGGCGCGCTCAAAACTTGATTCTCGGCTCGCCACCGGGAACGCGAACGTCACCGCTAGCGCATCCGCTGCGTCCGGCGAGGCCATCCCCCGCGACTTCATCTCTTTCTTGCCTTCCAGATAGATCGTCCCCGACGAGTCGGGCTTCTTCATCGGGCCGGTCAGGTCGGCTTTTAGCTGCCGGTCGTTGGGGATGCTAGCTGTTTTTAACCAATCCCGCATTGCGCCCCACATCTCAGCACGCTTGTTGCCCCACATGACGGGCTTGCTCGACTTCCATCCGAAGTTCACTCCCCGCACCTTGTAACGCTGTTCTTTTAGCCTGTCAAGTACCCCGTAGCCCAGACCACCCTCGTCGATCACTGTTAGCGCCGGGCGGTACTCCTCGATGGCGTCAATCACCCGACCCACGGTCGTCATGGTGTCCTCGCCGTGGTACCGCTTGATCGCTACCAGGTCGCGGCCTTGTCTGACGACGATGACGGTTGCGTCCGCGCCGCCGCGAGCTGGGTCAACGCCGACAACAATTGGCGCCGTCTCGTCCTTGTAGCGTGGCCTTTGGGCGGCATCGTCGACAGCAGACGCACCAATAAACTGATCTTCGCCAGCCGATGGGAATTCACCGTAGACCTCAACCCTAGCCTGTGGCGAATCCTCGCCATACTCCGCAATGATCTGCTCATATATCTGCTTGTCCGTGTCCTCGACCGTTCGCGAGTCAATGTTCTCCGTGTGCCAGAAGTTACGCTTGGCGTTGAAGCACTCGTAGAAGTAGCCTTGATTACGCCGGGGGTTAGAGAACGCGAACCAGTACCGGTCAAGGATGGGTTCCGTAAAGAAGCCCGCACCGACCGACCAGATGGCGTCGGGGATACCAGACGCTTCGTCGAAGATCAGCATCATGCCGTCGTGGTTGTGAACACCGGCGTAGCTGTCGGGATTCTCTTCCGACCAGAGCTTGCCTTCAGCCGCCCAGTAACGCGTACCTTTCTTCAGGTCGCGCTCAACCAACTCCGTGATCCATTTGGCCGGCACTAGCTTGGTTGCGCTGATCTCCCACCAGTGGCTGTTAATCACCATCGCCTGCCACTTGGTCAGCTCACCCCATGTGACTGATCGGAGCTGCGCTTCTGAGTTGGCGCTGACTATGACTGAGGAGCCGATGCGAGTGGACAGCATCCACAAGACGAGCCAAGAGACGAGCGCGGACTTACCAATCCCTCGACCGGACGCGACCGCAGTACGCAAGGCGTCCATGTCAATCTGACCCCGGTTGTTCTTGATGTGGCTGGCTATCCTGCGCAGTATCTTGCGCTGCCAGGTGCGCGGGCCTTTGAACTTGGCCAGCGGCGTGTTGGGTTGCCCCCACGGGAACGCGAACAACACAAACGCCTCGGGGTCGTCAGCGATGGTCGGCGCCCAAAGGCGCGTCATTAGGAGCTGCTCGCCCTCGGCGTCATAGATCGGCTGTTGCGCCATTCGTCACTTTAGTGGGTAGGTGGGTGGGCTGCTGTTCGGTAATTAGATTGTCGAGCGTGCGTCCGTCGATGACGCGCTCTTGTGCTTGCTGCAGCGCCTGCGTGATGCTGATCTTGTTGGTGATGTCGACACTAATCTCTTGGCGGGCCGTCCAGCCGTGGGCGTGCTGCAGGATTGCGAGCGCTGCCTTGCTGTCGCCAGCACGGGCTGCGTTGCGCAGGTGGGCGCTTGCCTCCATCTCGCTGTCGGCGCGGCCTTTAAGTGCTGCCATGTCCGCTGCCGGGTCAAGCTCGCACAGCTGCCTGAACTCGGTGGGCAGCATACCAGCGGCCAAGGCAAGCGAGTCGCCCTTCAGACCCAAGGCAGCTGCGTCATAGATGGCCTGAAGCCTAGCTTCGGTCGCTTCGACTTTGCGCGGGGTGAACGGGATGGATTTGAACATACGCCGATATTAGCAAAGTGTGGGCAATGTGGGCTACTTTTTTGCTGGTCGGTATTGAGCTTTTAAAAGGTTTTCTAAAAAAATAAAAAATTTTGTGCAGAACCTCCGTGGCCGCGACCGGCCTGCCGCCGGCCCCCCACCCCCCAGGTTAGTGAGCACTCACTTACGGGTTGTCAGCCTGGCAAGTTAGTAAGCACTCACTTACAAGGTTAGTGGTCACTAACATAGCCAGGTTAGTGGTCACTAACATGTAGCAAAATAGTAACGATTCTGTGGATAACTTTATTTGTTGCCATTCTGCTATGTGGGCAATGTGGGCAATGTGGGCTATGGTTTAAAATCGCTCGACCCCAACGTGAGCGCGGCCATATTCCTAACCCTATTGCCATAATACTATCGTTTTAAACTTAAAAATCAGCTGAGCAGATTAACTGTCACATAGTCCACAAAATGCCAAAAGCTAGTAGCAGTCAGGGT